CTCCAGATAGTTCCTCGCACTATTATCGCCCTTCTTATCAGAGAGCTTAGTCCCATGAATGTGGGTGATACCAAAGAAATTCCTCTCCTTGTGGGCGTTAATGCTATGATTAGGGCTACTAAACATGAGAGAGATTGTTTTAGTGGTGATGTTGAAGAAGATTCCAAGAAAATAGCAGAATTCAAATTTAGATCCTTGCCTGGGGTTGGCTTGATAATCATGTCCGCCTTTGAACTTTACGATATGGAGAATCTGATTAACTCTCCAAGTGCATCAGATTTGCCAATGGCACCTGCTCCACTTTCACAGCCTAATTTCGCAGAAGATATCGACAGTAAAGTACAAAAGCTCATAGATGAAAGATTGGCCCTTCACAGCCTTGTTGAACAAGTTGTAGAAAAAAAGATAGCACACAAAGACGCTATTCACCAGATGATGTTGGTTAAGCTTACAGAAGAAATCAGTTCTTTAAAAAATAAGATGGTAGCTGTGTCTGCCAAAACAGAATTGGCTAGAAAAGAGGCAGAAGTGGCTAAACAACTAAATCCAGCTGTATTTGAGATTGAGGAAGAAAAAGAAACGCCCACTCCTATGAAGAAAAGTCGGCCTTTGCAAGAATTCTTGGAAAAGAGAAAGAAACCTAAAGAATTCTCTGTACAGATGGCAAAGGGAGAGATGGTCTCTTGTCCAGATTGTGGCAAGGACATTTTTAATGGTCAAGTATTTTCTGGATGCATTTGTTACGGCGAAGATAGGCAGGGAAAAGTTTTTATCAAGAAAAGCGAAGATGGAGTCAAGATTCGCTTTGGCCGTGGTTGGGATCAAGAAAATATGGAAATGCTTTTAGATGTTTTGAGAAGAAAGTAACATGGATAAATCAGATAACATTGTATACGTATCTTACGATGCGGATAGTGCGGGTCGCAAAATCGGTCAAGCGGTTTTGAACGATGATCCTGATGAAATGTCCAGAATTTCTGAACGCATTAAGGTCGGCAACGATCTGTTTAGCCGATGGGCAAAAGAACGAGATGGTAAGCAATATTCTTCTGGTGGTGATCAAGGCGTATACGCTATTGATAAAAAGCATGTTGAAGGATTGGAAAAGCTAAGAAAGGATTACCACTATCTTACCGGCTTAACCGTATCTATAGGAATAGGTGTCCATCTATCCGAATCGGGACAAGCCCTCTTAATGGCAAAGTTAAAAGGGAAAAATCAGATAGTGTCTTTTGACAAAGAAACAAAGAAAGAGATTCAGCAAATAAAAAAGCGAGTTAAGAAAGGAAAATTTAAGTCCATGGAAGAATATAAGATTGCAGAATCTTATCTGGATAAATCTGAGGCGGTTAAATCTATGAAAAAAGCTGAAAGTATCAATAATCAGAAATTAGAGGATGCTACTGAAACCGCCAATTATCAAGAGAAGCCAGAGGCTACTCATGATGACTGTGAATATTGCAATCAAACTGATGGGATTGATCCTAATCATTGTGAATTTTGTCATGATGCTGAAACTGCAGAAGGTGAAGAACCCTGCGAATTTTGTGATAGTTCAAAAGAATTAAATAATCCCGAAGCGTGTGAGTTTTGCAATAGTGCTGAAACTCCAGAAGGCGAAGAGCCTTGCAAATTTTGTAGTTATGATGAGCCAGTAGATGAGGCGTTAGATTTTCCTGAGTTGGCAGAACAAGATGATGAATTTGCTAATGCCCCTGAAAACCAGGGCTATGGAGAAAATGTAAAAACTCATCCAGACGGTCTTGGTACGAGCCCTGATTCCAACAATGATCAAGCTCCCGCTGGTTCGCCAGAAGAACATGAGCAATATGAAAAAATGGGAATGACTCCGCCAATGATAGGAAAGCCTACTTCTGAAGATCATGCCCCGCTCGGCCAAAATGCTCCCATGGCCTATGGTGCTGCTCCAGAATCAGCTAATGAAGATCCAGATGCAGAAACATTGGCCTATCAAGATCCTAGGGCCGCTGAAGGGGAAGCTGCAATAGATCCAGAAGATAATCATTCTAAAGAGGCCTTACTATCTATCGCTAGTGAAATAGAAAATGATGGTAATCCTCCCGCCCATGAAGCTGACAGCATAGACGATACTCAAATTACTAATGATAGAATGGAAGGCAACACTAGTAGGCCAGATGGGTTCGAACAAAACACTCCTAGTGATATGGGCACAGCTGGTCCTAATAATACCGATCCAAATGATGACGAGCCAGACTTTTATGGTGTTTTAGAGGAAGGTTTGAATCATGACGCCGATGGTATTCAAAAAGAAAAGGCTATCAAGTCTGTTTCTCAAGCACTAATGCAATTCAAGGGCTGTAAAGATATGCTAGAACAGTCTAAGGCTCAGATGCCACAACTTTATCAGGCTTCTATTTCTATGCTAAAAGCCATGATTGAAATGGCTACTATGCTCGGATTAGGACAAAGCGGGGCCGGATTAGGACAAGAATCAGGACAAAATTCTGAATTAGGACAAACACAAGAATCTCTGATGCCAGAACAACCTGAGCAATCGGCACAGCCCCAACAGGAGAATGACTGGCATGAGCCCTTTCCTACACATCCAGATCAGGGTGGAGAAGCTAAGCCCGGTCATGCGCCGTCTAGCAATGAAGAGGAGGATTCTCCCTCCCCACAGTCCCAAGCCGGTAGCGTAGGAACGCCTATCGGCAAATTATCAGCCAAACATACTACAGAGCACGTTGCTAGAAATCCTATGCCGGTTGGTGCCGTAAACGTTCAGGGCCAACAAAAGGTTATGGATGATCAGGGCAAAATAAGATTCATCGATAGAAAGCAAGGTCTTGTTATGGGTCCGTCTGGGATTCCCGTAAAGCCTCCAAAAATGGGCAATGAAGTTTCTAAAAATAGGTAAGAAATGTCCGAACCTCTAAAATTTAAAATAGATGTGGATTCGCTTTCAAAGCAATTAAAAGAATATGCTATGGAAGCAGCACACGACATGCGAACTGGTTTTGCCAATTTAGCAGCGGTTACCCACGCTCATATTGTGGATATGGCCCAACAAGAATTGCATTCTACTAGAAAACAATTTTTAGACAACTTAACTTTTGAAGAAATTATGCCTGGAGTATGGGTAGTTTCTGTTTTAGAAGAAGGTCTATTCATAGAAGAGGGTATTCCGCCTGGTACTGATATGAAAACCGATAAATGGCTATTAAAAAATGCCAAAATGGGCAAGAATGGAAAGTACAAGATCATACCATTTAAATGGACCGAAGCAAGAGGTCAGATGACGGATAAGACCAAAGAACAAGTGGATGAACTCAAAAAAATATTAAAAGCACAAAAAGTTTCTTTTAAAAAGTTAGAAAGAAATGCTAAAGGTGATCCTAGATTGGGCGTATTGCATGATTTTAATTTTGGCGGCAAAAAGCCCGGCAAAGGCAATACGCCGATTTTTGATAGGGTTCAAATAAGACAAATACAAATTAAAAATGAAAGAACTGGATTGATGAAAACGAAACGTGAGATCACTACTTTTAGAACTGTAAGTGAAAACCAAACAGGTAAGTGGATACATCCCGGTCTAAAAGGTAAAAAGTACCTAGATATTGCGCAAGAATGGGCAATCAGAACTTGGGAGAATGAGATTCTTCCAGAAATTTTGAATAAATATAAGTAATGATATAGGATAGTTATGGGATTTTTTCCGTCAGATGCAGTGCTACAAACGGTCGTTAGGCTGTTTTTAGATGATATGCGCAATAATATATGGTTGATCGATCATATGATGGAAGATTTTGTCAAAAATCCTTATCTCAAGAAAGCATATGGTCAGAAACAGATCGATGCATGTAAGGAATTTCTCCTTAATAATCAAATAGATGTTTATGTAGGATGGCAATCTGGCAAAATAAAACCACCATGTATTTCCATAGGATTAGGGCCGATGCCAGAGCGCGAAGGTCTAAAATTCATGGCCGATAAGGATACGGAAGAGATTGTTCTTCTTCCTAATGAGATTGGTAAACCGATAGCCTATATGGTTAAACCCTTTGTTCCTACTGGTTACGATGAAACCACAGGGGAATTGGGATTACCAACAAATATAGAGATAGACCAGATAGCTCCTGGGATGGTTTTAGTTAACCCAACCAATGCTATTGGATATACTATACAAAGTATAACGGCAAATAGTTTATTTATCGATCCTGGACTAGCCATAGATGCTAGCAAACTTGGGATTCTTCCTCGTTATCCCTTTTATAAAGCTAGAGTGGAACATACCTATTCAACTGGCAATTACAATATCATCTGTACGGCCCATGGCGACCCCCAAAATGCCATTTGGCTACACGACATCACCTTATATGGTCTTTTACGTTATAAAGAGAGTTTACTAGAAGCCCTAGGACTTTCTGAAACAGTAATGTCTTCGGGACCGTTGGAAGTTAATCAAGAATTAGGCACTCCTGGTGGGGATACTGTTTGGGATAGAACCATTTCTCTCGTGGGTCAAATTGAAAATACATTTATAAAACAACCGCATCGTCTCATCGAAGTAATTAATTTTAAAAAGAAAATAGGCAAAGGTCCAAAATCTGGTTGGACTGGCGGCATTATCTTCTTGGCTAATAAAACCACACCAGCTTTCATGATGGATAACGATGAGCCTTGGTCTACCGTGGAAGATGATGATTCCGAAGATTAAGCAATCTTATTAATACTATGCCAGGATTTATAAAAACGCCAGCTGATGAGAAAAAGTGGCAAGCTATTAAACACTCTGTAGCCAAACAACGTGGTAAAAGCGTTGAGGATTTTACGGACAGAGACTGGGCCACTGTCAATGCAGCCTGGCACAAAAGTGAAGGAAATCTAGATAAATTTGAAGAGATCCTAAAGTCTCTAACTTCTGTACCACGCATTTCTAGTGGTATGAAAATGCCCAAGCCTAAAAGCATGCCCCAAGCATTAGATAAGCCTAGTAAGTTTTTCAAGTCTGAAACAGAAGAATTCGAACACATGAAGCATCCTACTCTCATGAAATTACGAGATTTTTTGAAACATACTCATGGTAAAAAAATAAAGTAATAAAATCAAATAGTTAGTATAAATACTAGGCAGAGGCACACAATCTTAACACTAGGTATGGAGATTTTAGCATGGCTAATTCAGACAAACAGTTGACAGCAAAACAAGTGGCAACCGCTTTATTGAGTAAGGTGGGCGAAATCCTACAAAAGTCTGAGCTTGTCAAAGCAGAAACAGGTCACGTAAAAGGTGTACACAAACCTTTCAACCATCCAGAGCATGGTGGGCTAGGAACTTCATTAGCAGGCGCATCCAATGCTTCAGGTGATTATGGGGAACAGATAGGAAAGCCTAGCGCAGTTTCTGAGCACAGAAGAGTGCTTGGCGAATTAAAGGGAATGCCCAAGCCAAATCTTCCGAAATCAGAAGATATGGAAAAATGTGATACTTGTGGCGGCATGCATAAATCGGAAGACGCAGAAATTAGAGAACTTCAAAAGCATGGTCTTAGTCCAGAACAGATTAAGGCTAAAATGAAGAAATCTGAGCTTGAAAAGCATGGTCTTAGCCCAGCAGAAATTAAAGCTAAAATGAAGAAATCTGAGGAGTTGGCAAAAACTGGAATTAATGAGCAAGGCAGTTGGGGCCACAAGGGTGTATCTGGCGCAGGTCAAAATGTAAGAATGGCCAACCAATATAAAAAGATCATTGGTGGAAAATCGATGGCAGAAAATTATAAAGGAACTGCTAAAGACAATCATCAAGATACTATTGATGATCTTAAGACAATGCCAGCTCCTAAACTAGGAAAATCTGATCATGAAGGCCGTAAAGGAATGAATAAGTCAGAAGATATTGATTTGCAAATTGAATTAGAAAATCTATCGAGCATTCTCGGAGAAGATATGGAAAAGGCTGAAGGTTATAAGCCTCAGAATTCTAAGAAAGAGAATGCTAAACCATCTGAGCATAATTCTAAAGATGCCATGCAGCATTCTGATGGGCCTGGACCAAAGGGTGAGATTCATCCTAAAGAGAAGGAAGCGGGCGATCCAACTAATGAAACTAGACCTACTCCTGGGCCGGGTAATAACCCGAAAGAGAATGCTGAAGGCAATAACGAACTTGCGGGCACCACGCCAACTCAAGTTGGTCAAGACGGAAAAAATAAGCCTGGTTATGACGAAATGAAAGGTCATCTAAAGTTGGCAAAGTTTATTGGACGTATGGAACACAAAAGATCTACTAAAGATATTACTGGGGCTCAAGCTCAAAGTGAATCAACAGCTCAACACAAGGAAGTTGTAGGAAGCAAATAGGTTTATGACTAAGGTTTGTATAAATTGCAAGATTGAAAAAGACATCGTTAACTTTCGAAAAAGAAAGGATAACAAAGATGGATTTAGAAATGATTGTAAGCTATGCCAAAAGAAACGAGATGCTAGTCTATATAGTAAAAATCGAGAATCTAGAAGGGCACAGCAATCAGAGTATTATAATCTAAATGTACAAGCTATTTTAGAACAAAAATCAAAATATGGAAAGGAAAATCCAGATAAAGTAAATGCTATAAGTATGAAAAAGTACGCTTCTAAAATGCAAAGAATGCCATCTTGGTTAACCAAAGAACAGATTGGAAACATTCAAAAATTTTATACGAAAGCAAAGATATTAAGCAAAAAGTCTGGGATTAATTTTGAAGTAGATCACATTGTGCCGCTGCAAGGCAAAAATGTATCTGGATTACATGTTCCTTGGAATCTTCAAATTTTAACAGAAGTTGAAAATATAAAAAAAGGTAATAGAATTTAAAATGGCTAAAGAAAAACAAATTAAAGAGAGTATGTCTCTAGAAGAAGCTAAGGCCTATAGAGCTTCTCAGTATAAGCCAACTATTGTTCCTTTATCTGATAAGGAAAAGAGAGAACAGTTTAGGCTTTTTTGGGCTCAATCAAAAAAGAAGTATGGCAAATCGAAAGAATTAGAACAGATCTTGTGGATATATTTGAAGGCCACAGGACATGACGAGCCGGAAAAGTTCGACGCAGGCATTCGTCATTTTGGATTTAAGATAGGTAAATAGGGAGAATAACTATGTCTCAACGACTCGTTACACCATTCATTAATACTAATATTCCGGGGTCGTACCCCAATATCATTGTTCAGAGCCAACCCGTTGGTTTGGGTAGTTCTGGAGTTGTTGTAATCATGGGAGAGGCCAATCAGGGTCCTAGTTACCAGCAAGTTGTATTGAAAACCAATTATTTTACCCCTAATCAGCTTTCTCTTGTTACTCAGATTTATGGTAGTGGACAAATCGTTGATGCTTTTACGGCTTTTGCGGCTCCTTCTGACGATCCAGATATCGTGGGTACTGCCAACAATATCTACGTTGTGAAGACCAATACTGGTACTATCGCGACTTCAGCTATTCCTGGCGGTTATGGCAATTTGTATTTTAACAATTTTGGTACTCCTGGAAACAACTATGCTTATCAAGTGACGAATACACAGTCAGAAGTTACTCCGACCGTTGGCGGAACTACGGTTCCTGCCTTTGGCGCTCCTCTCAATGGTGCGAGTTTTACTTTAAGATTGAATGGTTATACTGGGGCGGTTATCACTTTGAGTGCTACTCCTTCTCTTCATGCCAATATTGGAACTTTGATCACGGAACTTAACGGTTTGCTTCCTGCTGGTCTCGTCGCCAGTCTTGGGGTGGCGCTTAACAGCTTACAGCTTACTGTGCCGGTCGATCCTGGAGCAAATGCCGAAGGATGGGGTAAATCATTTGAATTGATCGATTCCACTCCTGGTGATTTGGCTTCTCTTGGACTAGTAACTGGATTGACGGTTTCTTCGGCAGAACCAGAAATTGAGATCGTAACCTCTAATTCTGGTGTAAATTTCAGCGAAACTTTGGATATTGCTTCTCAAATTGGTTTACAAATTGGATATCAGGGTACGACTGCATTGATGACAATCAATGCTACTTCACTTATCACCACGGTTGCTGGTGGAATTGGAGCAAGTTTAAATATCGTTCTGAGCCAGTTCACCACATTGGGCGGTTTGGTAGCTTATATTCAAACTCAGCCTGGTTATACGGTCAGCGTTAATGCGGCATATCAGCAGCTATCTCCAAGTATTTTAGATCAAGTTGCTGGGATTGGTATCGCATCTACCGGCACTTCGCTTATGCCTGGTAGAGTCAAGATCGCTCTTTATAATTTTGAAACTGCGTTAGGTACCTCTAAGGCGTTGACCTTTACGGCAACTGCCACCGCAGGACTTCCGAGTGCGATGAGCCTTCCGGTCTTGCTTTCTGGTGGAACTAGAGGGCCTACGTTAGCTGTCGATATCGTTAATGCGCTGGCTCAAATGGCTGGTATCAATGTCAATATCATTGTTCCACTTTTTTCAGAAGACGCATCCAAAGATATTGCGATTGGAATGACTGATCCGGCTTCTACGTACACAATTGCTGCTATCAATGCTTTGGTAAAGAGCCATTGCATCGAGTATAGCACACCGCAATTAAAAAAGAACAGACAGGGAATTCTTTCGATTCTTGATACCTACGCCAATGATAAGAATATGGCACAAGGACTTGCATTTTATCGTTGCTCACTTACGATGCAACAGATTCAGCAAGTTAATTCCCAAGGGGTTATTACAACGTTTCAGCCTTGGTACGCCTCATGTTTGGCAGCTGGTATGCAAGCGGGTGGTTTCTACAAGGCCATCGTTAATAAGGCAGCCAAT